AGGGCTGTCATGAGTCGCTCTGCCTCGGTCCAGACGAGCCCGAGCTGAAGGTTGGGCAACCGATCAACATCAGGATCGAGCCGCGAGCTGAGCCGAGTGAGGAGTTGTAGAGGATGGATCGCCCGGCACCGGGGTTTCGTTGGCAGGACCAGGCGGCCGGAGGTGGGTTGATGGATGAAGTCCACCCGCAGCGTCGCGTCGTGGGCATTCACGACATTCGTTTCGATGGGCTCAGCGATCTGCTCTTGCGCGCGCGCGGGTGTTCGGTGCTCGACATCGGCTGCAACCGCGGCCATATCGGTTATGAATTCGCAGTCAACGGCGCCCGCCTGGTGCACGGCTGCGATATCTACGCGCCCGGGATCGCCACCGCCCGGCAGTGGTTCGCCGAGCTGCCGCACGTGATGAGCCAATTTGAGGTGGTGAACCTGGAAGCCGGCCCCGCCGCCCTCACGAAAGCGTTCGGCGTTGGCGGCTATGACATCGTGCTGTTCATCGGTGTCCTGCACAAGCTCAAGCGCGTGATGAAACCGGAGGCATTGTCAGCGCTGATCCGGCATCTGGGTTCGCTCGCGCTGCGCTATTTTGCGTGGAATGGCTACACGGCGGACCTGGGATCGATGGACCTAGAACTGTTGCCGCTTGGTCTTGCGCGCATCCATACATCCGAGCTTGCTCTGCCAGGCCGGCCGGCGGCCATCTGGCGGCGCGATCACCCATAACCCCCCCCCCGTGGAAGACGACCGTGGGGCAGCTCCGGAGGCCACTCAGGCTCCGGAGCTGCTGCCGCTTATCTCAGGTGTGACCCCGTATGGGCTATGGTGACGACGTAATGGCGACCGGGTTGGCGCGCGGCGCCGCCTCGCGCGGCAAGCGCATCGCGTTCGGGGATGGCCGGCGGATCATCTGGGGGCCTTACTCCAAGGACATCTTCCGCGGCAACCCGAACATCGCGCCGCCTGGCGCCGAGCGCGCTGTCGATATCGAGTGGATCGGCTACTACAAGGGCCGGCGCATTTATAACCAGCAGGGCTCCGATCGATGGGTCTGGAATTATGATTTCAGCGCGGTGCCCGGCGAGATCGTGCTCGATCAATCTGAGCAGGACTTTGCGTCTGCGATCGAGCCCGGCTTCGTGCTGTTCGAACCGAATGTCCCGAACAAGCACGGCGCGGCGAACAAAGACTGGGGGCTGGCAAACTTTCAGGCGGTCGCTGACATGCTGCGCGCAGCGGGTCACCGGGTTGCCCAGTTCGCATTTGGGACGCGGCGGATTGCCGGCGCGCACATGATCGAGACCAGGAGCTTCCGCCATGCGGTCGCGGCCTTGTCGCGGGCGGGCCTCGCGATCTTGCCGGAGGGCGGGTTGCACCATGGGGCGGCAGCCTTTGACATTCCCGCTGTGGTTCTCTTTGGCGGCTTCATCCCGCCCAAGGTCACGGGCTACGGGATTCATACCAACTTGACTGGTGGTGTAAAGGCCTGCGGCTCCTGGTATCCGTGCCGGCATTGCCGGGATGCGCTGGCCGCCATCAGCGTTGATATCGTGTACAATTCCGCAATGGAGCATTTGACCCGTGAAATATGAAAGCCACTTGTTGCAGGACGCGCGCGAGTTCAATGCGTTCATTGAGATGATGCGCCGCGAAAATATCAGGAGCTACCTGGAGATCGGCTCGAAGAACGGCGGCTCGTTCTGGCGTATGGCGACGTCGTTAGCGCCGGGCTCGCGCGTGGTTTCGGTTGACCTGCCGCACGGCGACGCGTCGTTCAAGGAATCGCAGCCGCATCTTGAAGCCTGCGTCAAGGAATTGGCGAGCCGCGGCTATGACGCGCACTTGCGTCTCGGCGACAGCACTGATCCCAAGATCGTGGCCGACGTGGCCAAGCTTGCTCCATTCGACTTGTGCTTCATTGACGCCAATCACACCGAGCCATTCGTGCGCCAGGATTGGGCGAACTATGGGCCCCTCGCCCGCATCGTGGCGTTTCATGATATCGGCTGGATACCGCGGCCGGAGCCGACCAAAAAGATGCCGATCGAGGCGCCCAAGGTCTGGCAGGAAATCAAGCGGGGGTTCCGTCATCACGAAATTCGGTATTGCCCCCGCGACAATGGGATCGGGATTGTATGGCGGCAGCATCCCATCAGTTGATCGTCGAGGTCTCGGCCTACAGCAAGACCGGAGTGCGCCGACTGGAGGCGATGGGCAAGGCGCTGTTGCGTGTTGATGATTATGGAGTCCCCGGCGACATCGTTGAGTGCGGGGTGTGGCGCGCCGGCAATATCATCCTGGCGCGCCGCCTCTGCCCGATGCGGGTGTGCTGGCTCTACGACACGTTCGATGGAATGACCCAGCCGGGGAAGTTCGATGTGAAACCCTCGGGGAAAAGGGCTATCGACTCGTTTCAGCGGAAAGCGGACCGGAACGGGAAATGGGCGGCCGTATCGATCGATGAGGTGCGGGCCAATCTTGCGGAGACGGCGACACTCGACGATCGTTTCCTGCGGTTCGTCCAAGGTCCAGTCGAGACCACGTTGCTGGACGAAACCAAGCTACCACACAGCATCGCGGTTCTGCGTCTTGATACCGACTGGCACGCGTCGACAAAGATTGAACTTGAGGTTCTCTATCCACGGCTGATGCCGGGCGGTTACCTGATCGTAGACGATTACGGCCACTGGCTTGGCGCCAGGAAGGCGGTAGACGAGTATTTCGGTGACGCGATGCCGAAACTTAAGCGTGTGGACTATAGTTGCGTCATGATGTGTAAGCCATGCTGACCATTGTGACGTGGCTCTGGGGATCGAAGTACAGCGCGGACGATGTGCGCAAGCTGAGGAGCGGACTGCGCCGCCACCTCAAGCAACCGCACCGGCTGCTTTGCATGACCGACCATCGCAGGCCGATGGCCGCTGATGTTGAGTTCCGGCAGATTGCTGACCCCGAGCTGACCAAGCAACCCGGCTGCTTCGTTCGCTTGCGAATGTTCGACCCGGAGTGGCAACAGCAGCACGGCATCGACGAGCGAGCGGTGTGCATTGACTTGGATGTGGTGATCACGGGGGCGCTCGACCCGCTCTTCGACCGGCCAGAGCCCTTCGTGATTTTACAGGGAGCGAACTCGATCAACCCGTGCCCCTTCAATGGCAGTCTGTGGATGTTGCGCGCCGGCACTCATCCGGAGGTGTGGCGCGACTTCACCCCCGAGCGCGCGGCGGCGACCCCGTTTTTCCACTTTCCTGACGACCAGGGCTGGTTCTGGCACAAGGTCCCGCTGGCGGCCGGCTGGCAGGCTGGCGCCAACGGCCTATACGCTTTCCAGAAACCGGGCTGGCCGCCGGGCACCGCGCTCCCGCAGGACGCGCGCATCGTCGTCTTTCCTGGTCATCGATCGCCATCGCGTTACATCCGCTTGCGATGGGTGCAGGACAACTGGCGGTTCTGACGTGGTTGATCCGCGCAAGGTTGCCTTGTTCATCCCGCCCGGCCTCAAGGGCTTCAAGCTCAAGCTCTTTGAGCGGATCGGCGCCAAGGTGGGGAAGATCGTCCGGCATCACCTGCAGCTCCTCATGGGGCTGCCCGATGAGATCGTCCCGATCGTCGGTTGTACGCCGGAGCTGCGGCCTTTGATCAGCGAGTGGCAGCGCCGCGGCCGCCCGTGGATATACTGGGACCGCGGCTATGCCCGACGGGTGTTCGCGACCGATCTGCCGGTTGGCGAGAATGGCGGCTATTACCGCTGGCACTGCAATGCGTTTCAGATGCAGCAGTTGCGCAGCGTTCCGGACGATCGCTGGCGCGCGCTGCAAACTCCGCTCTGGCCATGGGCGCGCGGTGGGCGGCACATCGTGGTGGCCGAACCATCGCCGACCTATGAGCACTTTCACGGCATTGAAGGGTGGACCCGGCGCACGGTGGCAGCCCTGCAGATAGTCACCGATCGCCCGATCGTGGTGCGCGACAAGGAAATGCAGCGGTTCGGACGCAAGCTGCACGAAGACCTTCGCGGCGCCCATGCGCTGGTGACCCACGGCTCGATTGCGGCGGTCGAGGCGGTGATCATGGGTTGCCCCGTGTTCGTTGACCCAGCGTCGGCGGCGGCGCTCGTTGGCTCCACCACTCTTTGGGAGATCGAGCTGCCGGTCTACCCGGATCGTGCACCGTGGTTGCACTCGTTGGCTTACTGCCAGTTCAATGAGAGCGAGCTGGTCGACGGAACGCTGTGGCGGTTGATGACGTGAGGACGCGATGCGCGCAGGGCGGCTCGACCGGCAGATCACCATCCAACGAAAGACGCTGACCTATTCAGACTCAGGTGAGCCGCAGGAGAGCTGGGCGCCGGTCGTGTCGCGCCGATCGGCTTCGGTGGCGCCGCTGCAAGGCGATGAGCGCTCAAGCGCCGCGCAGTGGATCGCGAAGGAGCAAATCGAATTTCGCATCCGGTGGTCGGCGTCGGTCGCCGACATCTCGCCGCTCGATCGCGTCGTCTACCCGGCGCAGTCTGCCGATAGCCCGGACGTGCCCGTGGTGCGCACGATCTTCGACATCATGGCGGTGCATGAGATCGGCCGCCGTGAGGGGCTGCAGATACTCGCCGCCAGATCAGCGGATGCGCAACCATGAAGGACATCAGGCTGGCGTTGCGGGCGGCGCTGTTGGCTGATCCAACCATCAACGGACTTGTCGGTGGCCTGCGCATCCACGCGGTGCGGCTGCCGCAAGGCCAGACAGCGAGCAGCATCGTCTATAACCGCATCTCCGAGACCGGCGACTACCACACACAGGGGCCGTCGGGCCTGGCGCAAACCCGAATGCAAGTCGATTGCTGGGCGCAAACGCAGGACGCGGCCGTGGTGTTGGCGAGCGCAGTCTACGATCGGCTGTCCGGCTTCAGCGGTCCGGTCAACTACGGCACGAACTCACCGCAGGATCAGATCGTGGTGCGTGGCGTTTTCCTCGACACGGGCCGGGAGGATTACGACGACGTTGCGCAGCTCTACCGCATGTCGCGTGATTATCTCATCTGGTATTTGGAACGTTGATGGCCAAGCAACTGTTTCGGGTTGAGGGCCTCAGCGACCTGCTCGAAGCTCTGCAGGAGTTGCCAAAGGCCACCAACAACAACGTCCTCAAGCGCTTCCTGATGGACGTTGCGGAGCCGATCCGGGGCGATGCGGAGCGCAATGCGCCGCACCGCACAGGCAAGCTGCAGCGCTCGATCTCAACCGGCACCAAGCTGTCGCGCCGGCAGAAGTCGCAGCACATCAAGCAATCGGCCGTCGAAATATTCGTCGGGCCCGCCTCTATGACGCGGGCGATCACTCAGGAATTCGGCACCTCGCAACACGGGCCAAAGCCCTACATGCGGCCAGCCTGGGACAGCAATAAGAAGCGGGCGCTGGAGACCATGAGAGACCTCCTGGCCGCAGAGATCGAGAAGGCCCGCGCCAGGCTCGCGCGCAAGGCCGCACGTCAGGCCGCTAAAGCAGCCAAATAATCCCCGGACCCGCCGGGCAGGCAGCGGGCAACATCTATGGAGGTTCGTATGCCGGACTCACTCGCCCAGCTTGGCTATGGCGCAACGTTTGAAATTCAAAACGATGACTCGCCGGGCGTCTACACGGTGCTTGACGAGGTCCGCAACATCATGCCCCCAAGTGCTGATGTGGACATGATCGACGTCACCCACATGCAGTCGCCGAGCGGCCGGCGCGAGTTCATCGGCGGGCTGATTGATCCCGGCGAGGTAAGCTTCGAGATCAACTGGATTCCAGGCAACGTCACGGATGTCCGGTTGAACGGAATTCTCGATATCCCGTTCGGGCAGAGCCGGCGCAAGACCTGCCGTATCGTCTACCCCAACCACGTCGTGCACACCTTCTCCGGTGAGCTGACCAAATACGAGCCGTCGGTGCCGACCGACGATAAGATGACCGCGACCGTGACCTTCAAAGTCTCGGGGGCGATCACCAGGGGCGTGACGTAATATGGAGAACAAGCATCGCGGTGAATTATCGTTCGACGCCGATGGCAAGCACTTCGTCCTCGTGTACTCGACCAATGCCCTGGTTGAGCTTGAGGATGAACTCGATCGTGGCATCGTTGACATCATGAACGAGATTGCGTCTTGGCAGCAGGATGCTTCCAAGATCAGGCTGAGCACGATCCGCGCGATCCTGTGGGCCGGGCTCAGGGAGCGCCAGCCCGAGACCGACCTGCAGACTGCGGGTGAATTGATTCCGAAGGTGGGGGGCATCCTCAGCGTCGTCACGATGATCGCGGAAGGACTCATGCGGGCGTTTCCGGCGCCGGAGATGAAGGGCCCGCGCCCTCCGAAGGGGGCCAAGCGGACAGCGGCGGCGCCTGGAACTGGCCTGAACTCCTGAAGCAATATGTTGGGGCGGGTTTTGATCCCGCTCAGTATTGGCGGCTGACACCGCGCGAGATCCGGCTGCACGTCGATGGTGCGAACCTCCGCAGTGAGCGTGAGCACAACGAGCGCGCCTGGCTGGCGTGGCACATCGCCGCCCTGAGCCGCGCGAAGCGGCTGCCGAACCTCAATCGATTAATGGTCCGCCAGGCGCCCCGCCGGCAGACCTGGCAGGAACAGATGGCGATCATGGATCGATGGGTCGCTGCGACTGCCCACCTACCGAAGGACTGACGAATGGCTGGTGAATCCATTATCGGTGCACTTCGGGTCGTGCTCGGGGCCGATAGTGCCGAACTCGAATCGGGTTTGAGCAAGGCTGAAGCCAGGCTGAAAAGCTTCGGCGCGACTGCGCTTAAGGTGGCAGCGGCGTTTGGCGTTGCGATGAGCTTCAAAGAGGTCGCGTCCACCATCAAGGACGCTATCGACGAAATATCGCATCTCAGCTCAGCGGCCAAGATGATCGGCATCCCGGTCGAAGAGCTGTCCACGCTCAAGTTCGCAGCCAATGCGTCGAGTCTGAGTCTGGACGATCTCACCAAGAGCCTCGGGTTCCTCTCCAAGAGCATGTTGGGCGTCGCGACCGGCGCCAAACAGGAACTGGTACGCGCGTTCGATGCGCTCGGGATCAGCGTAAAGACCGCGAGCGGTGCGCTCCGCCCGACGCAAGATGTTCTGCTCGACCTGGCGGACAAGTTTGCCGGACTGAAGGACGGCGCCGGCAAGACGGCGCTCTCGATGGAGATTTTCGGTCGCGCCGGAAAGGATATGATCCCGTTCCTCAACAAGGGCCGGGACGGCATTGAGGAGCTGAGGCAGAAAGCGCAAGAGTTGGGCTTTGCGCTGTCGACCGAAGTTGCCGACAAGGCGAAGGAGTTCAACCGCAGTCTCAAGCTCATTGAGGCGATCAATAAGGGCATCGTCATCCAGCTCGCCGCCGAGCTGCTGCCTGACCTGGCCAAGCTCGCTAACGTTTACTTCGAGGTCTCGAAGAACGCCCTGCTGATGCACAGCGCATCAAACGCGATCGTGATCGCCTTCCAGTCGATCATCACGGTCGGGGTCGCGACCGTTGTTATCTTCGAGCGCCTCTCTGCCTCGATCGCGGCATATGCCAAGATCGCATCGGCCCTGATCGACCTCGACTGGGATAAGCTTGGTGCTGCCTTTGCCAACGCCACGAAGGTGGGCGAAGAAACAACGCGCATCTTCTCGACGCTCGGGGACGTGATCAACAAAGTCTGGTCCGACGCCACGCCTCCGAAAATTCAGAAGAACACTGACGCGCAGAAGGAGTTCAATACTGCGCTGCTGGCCGGGAAGAACGCGCTCGATAACTTCATGGACTCGCAGCGCAAGCAGATCGCGGCAACGCTGGCGCAAGCACAAACGGTGGGTGCTGCGGCTGGTGAGCACGAGAAGCTCAAAGTTGTCATGGAGGCGGACTCGGTCGCAAAGGCGAACAACATCGTCCTCACCGATGCCATCAGGGCCAAGATCGAGGCGCTTGGCATGGCAAGCGCGAATGCTGCCCTGCAATTGCAGGGGGCGACGCTCACGCAGGAAATGCTGCTGCCCTGGGACCTCTACGCGCAGAAGATCGAGAACCTCAACAGGTTGCTGGCGCTAGGTGCGATCAGTCAGGAGACCTATGGGCGGGCCGCGGTGAAGGCCGCGCAGGACAGCATCAACATGGCCTCGCAATACGCCACCGAGGTCGGCACAGCTCTCACCACGATCTTCAAGGGCAACAAGGCGGCATCGATCGCGGCTGCGATCATCAACACGGCGGTCGCTATCACCAAGGCGCTGAGCGCGTACCCGCCGCCGGCCTCGTTCATCATGGCGGGCCTCCAGGCCGCGGCCGGCGCCGTGCAGATCGCGGCCATCAAGTCGCAGAACGTACCTAAGTTCAAAACCGGCGGCTCGTTTGTAATGCCCGGGGGCATGGGCGGCTCAGAGCGAATGATTCCGGCGATGGCGCAGCCGGGTGAGCGTGTGACGGTCGAGCCGCTCGATCAATCGTCTGGCGGTGGTGCCCGTGCGCGTGAGGTGACGATCAGCATGCCCAACCGAACCACGATGTTCCACCGCGACGAAGTATTCGCATTGATCCGGGAGATCAATGAGGCGATCAGCGATGGCGCTCGGCTCAAGCTGACACCAGCATAGGGGGCTGTTTGATGTTGGTCATCTCACAGAACCTGGTGGTGAGCGCTACAGATATTCCGCCGGGCACGCCATTGATTGGCTGGCAGAACATCGTCACGGCCGGAAACATCGTTGCGGACACGCAGGACACTGATCACCCGGCGTCAAATCTCGCCAACCCGGCCACCAACCTGGACTGGCGCGCGTCCGGCGGGTCGCCTGCGTTGAGTGTGCAGTACATCTCGATCACCACCAGCACGGTCGAGCTGCTCGATTACGTTGCGATTGCTCGCCACAATCTCGGCTCAACGCAAATCCCGATCACGATCGAGGGAACGGACGGGGCGCTGACCGGGTCGCCGCCCGCGCTCACGTGGGTGGTTCTGGTGCAGGAAACGCTGCTGGCCGACGATAACCCGGCGGTGTTTCAATTTACGCCGCGGGTCTTGGCCGGCGTGCGCATCAGACTCGGGGCCGGCAACGGGGCTGCCCGCATTGCGGTGGCGTATTGCGGCAAGCTCCTCATTTGTGAGCGAGGCCTCCGGGTCAATACGGACTTCATGGCAATCCACCACGGGCGGAAGACGACGCTTCTGAACGGGTGGAGTGAGAGTGGACAGTTCCTCGGTCGCGTTGTCGTCAACGAGGCGGTCGAGACGATTGTCGGATGGCAATACTTCACCCCCGCTTGGTATCGAACAAACTTCCAGCCCTTTCTGGATGCTGCGCAAGACGGGCCTTTCTTCATCGTCATAGACCCGGTCGGTCGCCCGGCAGAGTGTGGCTACTGCTGGCTGGTCGACGACCCCGATCCGATGACCAGCCCGATTACTCGCCGGATCAACGTCGACTTGAAGATGCGCGGAATCGTGGCGTGACATGACGGCGCGCGCCCTCACCTATTTTGAAATCGATGTGCCGTTCTGTTCGTTGACGTACAGCATTGCGCCGTGCCAGGCGACGCTCACGGGCTCGCCCCCAACCGGCACGATCAAGTGCTTCAACTCGATCAGGACTTGCCAGGACCGTGTGAACTTTACGGACGGCGGCGCGACGCTGCGCTTTGCGATCGATACCGATTATCTGCCGGCTGAGATAGACGCAATCCCGTCTATGATCTCTCTCACGCTGACGCCGGCCACGGTGTCGTTGGGCGTTGATCTCGGTAAGCGAGCCACGCTTGAAGTTAAGTTCAGGGACCACCCGCACAGCGACACTGGGCAGGGCTTCGACAAGTACCTCGCAGAGCGCACCTACAACCCTTTCAGGCTCGGCACGTTCTGGGGGAAGTTTGTCGCGCGTCATCGGTCCCTGCAGGGTCGAGACTGTCGGGTGATCCGAGGCCTGCTGGGGCAGTCGCTCGCCGAAATGGAGACGCGGCATTACGTCGTCGAATCGTTTGATGGCCCGTCGGACGATGGCACGTTCACGATCTCAGCGAAGGACGTGCTGAAGTTCGCCGATGGCGATCGGGCCCAAGCACCGGTTTTGAGCAACGGGTTTCTTAGTGCCGATATCACCGCTGTTGCAACCTCTGCGACGTTGCTGCCGGCCGGCATCGGCAACGCCGAATATCCTGCATCCGGTTTTGTGTGCATCAGTGGAAAGGAGATATGCAGCTTCACGCGGGCGGCAGATGTTCTCACCATCACGCGCGGTCAGCTTGGTACTGTGGCCACGACCCACACGGCGCAAGATCGTGTCCAGCTCGTGCTGCGCTACGTTGCTGCGGACCCGGCTGTGATTGTCCGGGACCTGTTCGTGACTTATGCGGGCGTCGATACGTCGCTGATCCCAGTGGCCGCGTGGCAGATCGAAACAGCCGCCTTCAACGGCAGCGTGTACGGCGCAACAATTCCTGAGCCCACATCTGTCAGCCAGCTCATCTCGGAGTTGGTCGAGCAGGCGGCACTCGCGATCGGATGGGACGATCGGAACGAGCAGATAAAACTCCAGGTGCTCCACGGCATCCCGACGACGGCTAACCGATACAATGAAGACAACGTGCTGGAGGATAGTCTCAAGATCACAGCGCAGCCCGACCAGCGCATTTCACAAGTGTGGGTTTACTTTGGCCAGATTGACCCCACGTCGCGGCTGGACAACGTCGACAACTATCGGTCGACCGCTGTGGTTCGGGATGCACAGGCTGAGGACGATTACAATGCGGTGTTAATCAAAAAGATATTCTCGCGATGGATCGCTGCTGGAGGCAGAAGTGTGGCCACCCGCTTGGCTGACATCCAACTCGGAAGACGCCGTGACCCGCCGCGTCGGTTCAGCTTCGATCTGCCCCGGGACGGCGGAATCGACCCCGTCCTTATGGCTGGGTATCGACTTGGCGGCGGTGATCCGTTCCGCAGGTCTTGGCCGTTCCAGGATGAGACGGGCGACCGTGTGGACGTGCCGATTCAAATCACGCGGGTTAAGCCAAGCGCGGATAGATTCCTATGCGAAGCAGAGGAGATGCTCTTCACGGCGGACGCCAACCCGGCTCTGCGTACGATCATCCTCGATACCGACACCAACAACGTCAATCTGCGCACGCTCCATGATTCACTCTTCGCCGCGCCTGTTGGCGGCTCGCCGGGGGAGACGGTCACGTGCGTTGTTCAGGAAGGCGTCATCGTCGGATCAGTCATCAATAGTTTGCCGGCCTTTGATGTCGGTACGTGGCCGACCGGCGTGATAGTCAATCTCACAGTGATTGGTCGAATAGAGGGTACTGGCGGCCAAGGCGCACCTGGCAACAAATTCGGTTTTGGGGGCGACGGCGGCCCCTCGATCGATGGCGGCACCGCGTTGTTCCTTCGGAGGGCGGTGAACCTCGATGTCGCCGCGGGCGAGATATTTGGCGGCGGCGGTGGCGGCGCCGGTTCGGGGAGTTATGGCGGCGGTGGCGGCGCCGGACGCGTCAGCGGCGCTGCTGGCTTTAGCGAATTGGAACCAACCAGGGAAGCGGCGCCGGGTACGGATAATGCCGGCGGACTTGGTGCAACAGGTTCTACTGGTGGGTTCAAAGAGGCGGGTCCTGGCGGGGGGCCCGGACTTACGGGCGGCCTGCCGGTCACGGGGCCGACCACCACTGGCCCTGGCGACGCTGGTATTGCCATCGACGGCATCAGCTTCGTTACGGTCGTCGGCGGCCCCGGTGACATCCGTGGAGCCCGAGTCAATTGAAACAACTTCAAACCACTGACGGGCAGCAATACGACCTCACGGTCATCGACGACGGTGGGCAGTACGTGATTTGCCGTGTCACCGAGGGGCACCACCGAGTGATCGCCAAGGCTCGATACGACAAGCTCGGGGTCATGATCACGTCGCTTTGGGTGCTCGCCGCGTACCGCCGCCGCGGCCTCGCACATGCGCTCGTGAAATTTCTTTGGGATCAATACCCAGAGGCGCGGGGCCGCTATCCACAGCTGCGCATGAGCCATGAGATGCATGGTTTTCTCACCAGTCTGATGCGCCGTGAGGGCGTGCCCGACTGTGCGCCTGGCCTTGACTTGAGGGGAATGCCTGATGGCACTCGCTCGATGTAACTTTGCGGTCCAAGACGGCCTGGGGAATATCGTCAACGGTGCTGCGATCGAGGTGCGCAGCGAGGTCACTGGCTTGTTGGCGTCCGTCTTCTCGGATCGCGCCGGGGCCGTACCGTTAGGCAATCCGTTCACGGCTGCCGATGGTTCTGACGCTGGATTCCATGTCGTCGGCGGCGCGTACAAGATCGTCGCAACGCTCGGTGCCTTTACGCGAACGTGGCGGTACAACGGCATCGGCCTGGCGTCGGAGTTTGACGTTGATCAGCTGAGCGCCGCTTTGGCGACGTCGTTCATGCTGACGCTGCTCGACGATTCGACCGCCGCTGAAGCCAGAATCACACTCGGCATCGGTGTTGAGGTCATAGACTTCAGATTCCGCCGCACCCGGGCGCTAGCGCGCCAGGGCAACGCCTTCACGCTAACCTAGGAGTCCGTCATGCTCGATCCCTCATATGGTGCCTACTGGCGGCTGTGGTCCTGCGGCTTCATCGCCGCCGACGGCGCAGTGTCGAAAATCCTGGTTGATGAGACGCCGGCCCAGGTGCTTGCAGCGGTTGCCGGCGAGGTCGCGTTGCCCGGCGAGGCTTCCGTTCGCCAGCGCATGCTCATGGGCGGCTGCCGGGTCATCGACGGGTCGATACAATCGAGCGACGGCACGGCACGATCAATGTACATCAACTTCGGCCGCGTCCTGTCTCGGGTCTCCGACTTCGGTGCCACCACGACGGTCACCGCCACGAACACATTCAACCGCGCAACCGGGTCCTTCATCACCGACGGGTGGCGACCGGGCGACCTGGTGATCCCGTTCGGCATGACCACGGCCGCCAACAATGGCGCCGTCGCCACAGTAACCACCGTCACCGCAACAACGTTGGTCGTCAACGGCACGCCCTACACAAACGAGACTATGCCGGCGACCGCGCGACTCATCAGGGCGACGACCCGCACGCGCCGAGGCATTCCGCTAAATTCCGGCAACACCGACACTGCGCCCGCCGTGGCTCTGCTGGGCGGATCGCAAGACCCGGCTGCGTCAGCGCTCCCCGACACCGGCTACAGTCTCGGGGCCGAGGACGTGCTGATGGTCAATATGGGAGCCGCAGTATCGGCGCTGCCGGCGAGTGTCCAGGTGCACGCGATCACGGCGAGGTACTGATGCGATCCCTCGAGCACCTTGCAGGGCCGCAGCGCAGCGAGAGGCCACTCCTCCCACTGCTCACGTCCTCCATCAATGTCAAGGCGTCGCCGTTCTTCGCGCGAGGCGATGGCATTGCGGACGATACCGCCGCAATCCAGGCAGCAGTAACGGCGGCGGCAGGTTCACCGGTCTTTTGCCCCGCCGGACAATATAGGGTCACTTCTGCAATTACTAATGTTGGCGGCATACCGATGTACATCTTTGGCATCGGCAATGGAGCCGGCCCCGGAGCCGCCGCTCAGCTTAATTCGAATGTTACGCAATTTATAATGGATAGCGATGCAAATGATTTGTTTGTCGTATCTAGTTTTAGCCCATCAATCTTCAGAGATTTTCAGGTAAACAAATCACCTGCACATCGACCTGGTACAGGCGGCATTGCCATTAAGCTTATAGGGACAGGCACTGGCGGGGTAGGGATTGCAACCGTTGCAAACTATAAGATTGAAAACGTAGGCTTTACTAATATCTATACCCCCATACGCGTACTCCGGCCTGCGTGGGGAGTCACTCGTGGGTGCTACTTTGATACTTGGGCGAATGCCGCCATCTATCTGGAAACCAGCGCCGGCATAGAAGGTTCTGGCGGGCACATCGTCAACTGTTTCTTGTTTGGCACTTCGGCATATGGCAGCCCTGCAATCTATAGTGAGGTTGGGTATACAGTCGTCAACGCCAATGAAGTTCTTGGAGGCAGCGACGGAATTCAGTTCAACATTAAGAATTTCGACGCTGGATTTATCAAGGTCACCAACAACACGATTGAAAACTTTGGTGCCGTCGGAGTGCGGGTTCAGCGGGGTGACGCGACCTCTCTCTCGACTATGCTGATGATCCAGAACAACGAGTTCTCGTCAGTCGACGGGGTCTCGCTAGCGTCGATCGCCGTTGTGGAGAATACGACCACGCCAGTCTGGATCAAGGATATCACGATCAGCGGCAATGTCTCGCGAAACAACATGGGTTCCGTGAATGACAAGCACATCTGGGTTATGGCCGGCCAGAACGTCCAGGTCTACAACAACGTCATCCAGGAGCTGGGTGCCAACAACCCGACCGGGATCCAGGTCAGCGGTGCGACGATCAACACCGGGCTGGCAGCGCCGTTCAACGTCTACGACAACATCATTGTAGGCACGACGAACAAGTACAGCTTCGCGGCCAATCCAGCCTTGCAGCTGCGCGACCTCGCCGGCATGACGGTTGCGGCCCTGCCGGCGAACCTCGGCGATGGCTCGCAAGTCTATACGACTGACGCAATCCCCGGCACGAACCCTCTCTTGGCTGGTGGCACCGGCACCATGGCGCTGCGCGCGGCCGGCGTGTGGGCGTCGATGCAGAACAGTGGCTTTGTCCTGCTCACCTCCGGCACGATATCCAATCAGGCAACGCTCGACCTCGTCCTGACGACCTTCACGGCCTACCGTGGAATCGTTATCGAACTGCGCAGCGTGGTGCCGGCAACCGACAATTCAGACCTCTGGATGCGGTTCTCGACGAACGGGGGCGGCGCCTATGATGCTGGCGCGACTGACTACAACTATTCTAATTCGCTTACGGAGAGCGTAGGCCCGTCGGTTACCGCGCAAGGAAGCAACGGCGCCGCGCAGATAACCATGAACCGCGACGACTCTGGCGTTGGGAACCAGGCCGCCGAGGGCATCACGATGACGGTCAAATTGATGAACCAGACGAGCGCGGCACAATGGTCGCGCGTCACTTACGACGGCACCTACATCGACAACCAGGCTACGCAGCGCGTCTGGCGCGTCGCCGGGTCGGGTGCGAGACGCGCGGCGCAGGACACCGATGCGGTGCGCTTCCTGTTCGACAGCGGCAACCTGTCGACCGGAACCTATGCGGTTTACGGGTTGCTTTGAGGTTAGCGCTTGAGGGCCTTCATAATCCGACCGTAGTGGCGTGGGTGCTGGTACTGGTTCGGATTGATCGTGTAAGCCAGCGCGTCGAAGATCGACACGCCCGCCTCTTGGGCGAGCTTGTGTATGTCCCAGCCGAGCCTGACCATCCGGTCGGAGACCTGTTCGCGGGCGTGGCTTGGTACCGCAAAAAGGGTGCGGGCAAGCTTCCGCTCCTTCCTGGTGGGCCGCTCATAGATGCTCATCGAAAACCCCCGCGTCCGGTTCAATTAATGGGGCGCATCCTGCCGCCGGTGGCGGGGAGCTGTCAAGCCCGTCGGCGGCGTGCGTTGCCCTGGCATCGATCCCTCCCTGGCTCGCGACGATGCGGGCGATCACTGGCGCGACGACCTCGTACGGTAAGCGATGACGATCCGACCCGAAAATAAACAGCGCTATCCGAAGGACTGGTACGCGATCTCGGTTCGCATCCGCCAACGTGCCGGAAACCGGTGTGAGGAATGCGGCGTCGAGAACCATGCGCTCGGCGGCCGCACACCGGAGGGCGGCTGGCTACGGGCGCAGCCGACCGGGACAGACGGCATGAATCTGACCTGGCCGCGGCCGGGTGAGCTGGCCTGGTGCGGTGGCACGTTTACGGCTGTGCTGCTGCGGATCGTCCGTATCGTCCTGACAGTCGCGCACCTGAATCACACGCCGGAGGATTGCCGCGACGAAAATCTCAAGGCGATGTGCCAGCGCTGCCACAACCGTTACGACGCGGCGGAGCGGCGCCGCGGCATGCGAAGCCGAGCCCATGCGGCGCGTGCGGCTGGTGATTTCTTCTCGGGGTGGTGATGCTCACTCGCGCCGCGGCGGCCGCGGGTTGGCGCGGTCCTTCAGCATGTTGTCGCCGAAGCGTTGGACCCACTGGCGGATGAAATCGGTATCGGGGCAAAGGACGCCGTTGCAAATCTCCTGCACCGCCGCGCGCACGCGCGTGAGGGCGAGTTCGTCGGAGGCCTCGATGAACTGCGCCGCGAAATTGATGGGCTGTAGCCAGTAGTTGCGCTCTCTTCCGATGAGAATCTTGTTCCGGTCTTTGTTCGGATCGAGCGCCAGAACCCACAGCTCATGCGTGGCGCCATCGAGATAGAACATTGTCTGGCGGTCGGGCAGCGGGCGCAGATGAACGAGCACCACAGCGTAGGAATGCCAGGCCGGATGGGCCCAAGGTGCTTCGACAACCCAATCGGCGAGCACGGGATCGCGCTCGGGCTTGGTGTTTAGCGCGCGCCTGACTGCGTCGATATCGCAGAGCCAGGCGCGGCCGACCGGGCCTGAGACAATCGGCGGCGCGGATACTGGGTCTTTGATGGTGGTTGGCCGAACCACCTCCCCGTGCAGCGCGGCGAGAAGATGCAGCGCGCCGCTCCCCGAGCCGATGATCGTGAGCGTCGGCTTGTCGTTTTCATCCATGTCGAAGGTTCTCCGTTTTTTGATTCCTGATCTTACAGGAGAACGGACTGGCGAGCAAAAGGTGGAGGACGTCGTCAATGCCAAACTATAGAGCGCTGGTTCCCGGCGGCTTCTACTGCTTGGGGCCGACCGACAAGACCGGCGCGCCAGTGTCGATCCGCTTCAACAATCCGGGCGCGGTGAACGGTGCCGCGTGGGAACGCCCCTATCCTGGCTATGTCGCCGACAAAGAGACGACGCCCGGGAATCGATCGACGATCTTCGAAACGCCGGAGCAGGGCGTCGCGGCGTGGTGGGACCTGATGCGGCGCTATCGGGCGTCCGGCATCACAACCGTCGCCGGCATCATTAACCGCTATGGCGGCGGCCAGGACTATGCCGCCTACGTGAAACAGGTTGCCACCTGGACCGGGCTGACCGGCTCCACCGAGATCAAGCTCTACGGCGACGACGTCACGCTCCTGAAATTTGCCAAGGCCATGTTCCGCTATGAAGCCGGCCGGGCCCTGCCCTGGAGCGATGAGCAGATTCTCTTCGGCTTCGGCTTCGGCCGCACGCATGCGGCCGGTGCCGCAGCGCCAACGGTTCCGGCGCCCGGGCCGCCGGCCGTCCCGCCGCCGGTGCCGCCGTTTGAGCCGTGGTGGGTGAGGCTCCTGCATGCGATCTTCGGACGCCCACAGCCGAAGCCAGAGCCGCCGATCGACGCCATCCGTATTCTGAAGCGCGGCATTCCCAAGGGTGACGACGTGCTCGCGCTGCAGAAGCGGCTGGCGGCGATTGGCTACAC